CCGGGGTGTGGTACGCATGGCATCAAGGGGTGCCGTTTGCGGCTGCAATGGCCGAAGTGTTTTCGGATGACGAAATGCTGATCCTAAGCAGCATAATTGCCTTTTGGTTCGGGACACAGGCTTTTGGCAAGAAGTGAAAGTCAGCGCCGCAGCCATCGAAATGATCAAGAGCCACGAAGGGGTGAGGACTAAGCCTTACCGTTGTCCGGCGCTGTTGTGGACGGTGGGGTGCGGACATGTGATTGATCCGATTCATGCGGCGGTGAAGTATGAGGAGCGCAAGAGTCTACAGATACCCGACGGCTGGGATCGCACCCTCACGATGGGAGAGGTGGACGCTATCCTTGCTCAAGACCTTGGCCGGTTTGAGCGCGGCGTGGCCCGACTTTGCCCTGCTGCTGTTGGTCATCAAGGGATTTTCGATGCTTTGGTTTCCTTCAGTTTCAACGTGGGCCTTGGAAATCTGCAACGCTCTGGGTTGCGGATGAAGACCAACCGGGGTGACTTTGAAGAAGCGGCTGAAGAGTTTATGAAATGGACTAAAGCTGCTGGTAAAGTTCTACCCGGCTTGGTTAAGCGCAGAAAAGACGAACGTGCCATGTATTTGTCGGGAGTTGTGTAATGCCTGCTTCGATGACTTTTACCAGCTTACAGTCCGACATTCGCAACTACCTTGAGCGAGGCGGAGCGACTGACCCTATTGTTTACGATCAGATTCCTCGTTTAATTACTTTAGCTGAACGACGAATTGCGCGTGAACTTAAGATCCAAGGGTTCCAGAATGTCGTGACAATGGCGATGCAAACCGGCGTTGCGGTGTATGCCAAGCCTGATCGGTGGCGCGATACGGTCAGCATTAACTACGGCACTGGTACTGGAAACAATACTCGGGTTCCTGTTTTCCCGCGTTCTTACGAGTACATCAGGCAGTATTGGCCGAATGAGACCGAAACTGATGCACCAGAGTTCTACGCGGATTACAACTATCAGTATTGGATTTTTGCGCCGACACCAGACGCGACCTATCCGGTAGAGATCCTGTATTACGAACTGCCGCCGCTGCTGGATGAGGCGAATCAGACCAACTGGCTTTCTGAGTACGCTCCGAATCTGCTGCTGTACGGGGCCCTTGTTGAGGCAACGCCCTTTGTCAAGGATGACCAACGTGTGCAGCTTTGGCAGTCGTATTATGATCGTGCGCTGGCGGCGTTGAACGGCGAAGACTTGCAAAAGATTGTTGATCGGTCTACGAACCGGCGTGAGGCATAACCATGGCGTCCTTTACACAAACTTTCGGCGGCACGACGATTTATCCAAGTGATGTGTCGTATCGCTATGTATCTCTGACCATTAGTCAGACGCTGGATTGGCCTTTAGAGACTGCTCCGACGAATGACGTTGTGGCGTCCATCATGGACATCAATGCTACGACGACGAGTCTGGTCATTACGATGCCGGATGCGACTGAGGCCAGCAACGGTCAGACAGTGCTGTTTAACAACGTGGGATCAAACACGTTTACGGTTAAGACGAGCACTGGGGTGCAGATTTGCGCTCCGACTTCGGGCAGCACGTTTCAGATTTACCTGACGGACAACAGCACTGCGGCGGGCACTTGGCGGTCGTTCCAGTACGGGGCATCGGTTTCTGCGACTAACGCATCGGCTCTGGCTGGTCTTGGGCTGAAGGCGATTGCGACCACGCTGAACCAGTCTGCTCCGGTTTCGACGTTTAACACCAACTACACGACGGGTGTGAGCGACCGTGCCAAGGCGCTGATTTGGACGGGTGGTTCAGGAACTTTGAGCGTGACCGCTGCCCCGACTTTGGGCAACGACTGGTTTGTGCAAGTTCGTAACAACGGCACGGGCGATTTGACGATTGACCCAAATAGTTCAGAGTCGATTAACGGCGCTTCGACGCTTGTGTTGTCGCCGGGAGACTCCTGCATCATCGTGACGGATGGTGTTCAGTTCTGGACGATTGGTTTTGGTCAGTCTGCCATTTATGCCTTTAGCGTGTTGCAGATTGACGTTGCCGGTACGGGTAACTACACGCTATCGATTGCCGAGCTAAACAAGACGGCTTATATCTTCACGGGTGCGCTGACTGGTAACCGGGACATCATTGTTCCGACGACTGCCCAGCAGTACTGGGTGAGCAACCAGACCACGGGGTCTTACACCTTAGGCATTCGCACTTCGGGTCAGGCATCGCCGGGTGTGACGGTATCGCAGGGTGCGCGGGCCATCTTGTACTGCGACGGTACGGATGTGGTGGATGCTGATACGTCCACGATTGGTATCCCGCTTTCTGTGGCGCAGGGTGGTACGGGCGCTACAACGGCATCGGGTGCTAGAACAAACCTTGGGGCTACGACCGTAGGTAACGCTGTGTTTATTGCTGCGAGTACTTCAGCGGCCCAGATTGCCTTGGATCTTGACCCCATTAAGGGTGGCACGTACTAATGCCTTTGCAGCCAGTTGTTCTGCGTCCGCAACCCGGTATCAAGCGGGACGGTACGAAGTTTGAAGGCAACTATTACGTTGACGGGCAGTGGTGCCGGTTTCAGCGTGGCCTGCCGAGAAAGATGGGCGGCTATCGTGCTCTTCAAGACCGGCTAGATGGCATTGCGCGTGGCATGCACATTCACAATCATAATGGATATACCTATGTCCATATTGGTACGTCGGATGGCGTGTTCCGGTTTCGCCTGAGCCAAAACGGCGCGAGCAGCATTGTCACCAATCGGACGAACCCGTATTACGTTAGCGACATTGATGCCATGTGGCATTTTGATGTGGCGTATAACACCACAACCAATCAGAACGAAATTCTGGCGCATGTATCGTCGGATCTGGAAGACATTTCTTCTGATCAGAATGGCGCTTTGTACCGCGGCTACGACAACGGCACGGGCGCTTTGGACTTAGTTTCTGCGGTCACGGTGTCTGGCGGAATTGTGGCGCTTGCGCCGTATGTGTTTGCCTATGGCACAGATGGCTTTGTGCAGTGGAGCCGTGCGGGATATACGGATGACTGGAGCGGATCTGGCTCTGGCGCTGCCCGTGTAACCAGTCAGAAGATCGTCAAGGGTCTTCCGCTGCGAGCGGGTGCTGGCAATGCTCCGTCTGGTCTCTTTTGGTCTTTGGACTCTTTGGTTCGTGCGACGTATGTAGGTGGATCGTCCATCTTCAACTTTGACACCATTACCTCGCAGTCAAGCATTCTCTCTGGGAAGAGCGTGATTGAGTACGATGGTTTGTACTTCTGGTGCGGCGTTGACCGCTTCTTGATGTTCAACGGTGTTGTACGCGAAGTACCGAATCAGCTTAACCTGAACTGGTTTTACGACAACTTGAACTATGCTCAGCGTCAAAAGGTCTTTGCATTCAAAGTACCGCGCTGGGGCGAGATCTGGTGGTGCTACCCCCGTGGCAACGCTACTGAATGTACTCATGCTGTGATTTACAACGTGCGTGAGGAAACGTGGTACGACACCATTCTGCCCAATGACGGGCGTTCTGCTGGTCAGTATGCGCAGGTGTTTAGCTCTCCGCTGGTGATTGGTGTTATTGACACTGAGGCGACGCAGCCTATTTATCGCATCACGGACACTGGTGACTTGCGTGTAACCGAAGACGGTAGCCCCAGAATCATCAACGACCCGAAGGGGTATGTGGTGTGGCAGCACGAGTACGGAGTGGATGAGATCAACGGCACTCAGATCAGGCCGGTGCAGTCGTACTTTGAGACTTCTGACATGTCGCTTCTTGCTTCAGAAAACCCGCAGAACATGGCCCTTCGCGTTGAGATGATTGAGCCAGACTTTGTTCAGGCAGGCGACATGACGGTTCAGGTTACGGGTCGGGCCAATGCCAAGTCTGCTGAGGTTACGAGTGACCCACAGACCATTTACGCCTCTCCCCAGACCAAGCAGCAGCAGTTAGTGTATTTCCGCGAGATTCGTCGCGAGTTGCGCTTTAGGTTTGAGAGCAACGTGATTGGCGGCAATTACCAGATGGGGCAGACGATTGCTCACATCGAACCGGCTACGGGCACGATTCTGGGAGAAAACCCGTGAGTCTTTTAACAGACCCGCGATTCCATTCTTTGCAGAATTGGGCTGATTACACTGTGCTTGACTTAGAGTCTTATGGCCCTATTGCTCGTCTTGAGAAAGAAAGCGAGTGGCAGAATTGGGGCGCAGGAATCATTGGTATTAATGGTATTTCGCAACGTAATCCGCCGTCGCCGTATCAGTTTTCAGACTGGCGTGAATGGGCCCTTCGGTTTTACCAAGTTTTGGATTAGGTGAGTCATGGCTAATTTCTACACTTATGGTGACATGCCTGATGTTGAAGAGGCCGTTTCTGGCATTTCTTCTAAAGAGATGGAGTCAATCCTGTCTCAATACAGTCCTGAGGTTGCGCCTGAGATGGCTCCTGCTTTTTCGGATGTAGGGGCAGAACAGGAACTGATTGCAGCCCGAGAGGCGCAGTTGGCTCGTGAAGCAGCCATGGCAGAGCGTGCAGAGGCAGAAGCCCGGACAGCCCGTGAGGCAGCGGCAGCGCGTAAAGAACAAGAGCGCATTGCAGCAGAGCAGGATCGTTTGGCGGCTGAGCGTGCGGCAGAGGAGGCTAGGGTTGCTGAGGAGGCTAGGGCTGCTGCTCCCGTTGAGGCTCCGAAGCCTGTGGTTGCCGCCCCGCCTGCTGTTGCTTCGCCTATTGAGACAGCTAGTCAGTTTGTTGAGCCGAAGACTCCTGAGCAAGCCAAGGCCATGCAAGAGTCCTATGCACTGCTTACTCAAGCCGATGCCGCGAGGATGGAGCCTATTGGTGCGCTGAACTTTGCGTTGGACTTTGGCGGCGGTGGCGGTGGTGGATTGCCCACGGTTATTGAGAAGTCGCTATATGCTCCTGAGGAGACTGATGCTGAAAAGGCTATGCGCGAGGAGATCGCCAAGTCTTATGTGGCTCCTCAGAAGGCTCCTGAAGTTTCAACTGCTGAAGTGGCAAAAATGTCTGGTCTTTCTGAAGAAGACCTTACCGCTGCCCAAAAGCAAATTAGCGAACCCTATCTTGAGCGTAATGCGATTCTTTCGGAGATTGGCGACCGACTGAAGGCTAATGACTTCAAGGGTGCGTTTGATGTTGCGCTGAAGGCTGAGCAAGAAGGCAAGGGAATGTTCTTTGAGAACATTATTGACCCCGACAAGATGCGCTACCTGCGTGGCCCGATGACGGCAGATGAGATGCGCAAGTTCTATGCCGAGTTGCCTCAGGAAGAGTACCTCAAGCGATATGGTGATCGAAGCGACTTTATTTCCGAGCGTGCCTTGGAGAGAAACCTTGCGGAACTGGGTGGCAAGGCTGGATTTGCTGATCCGCGAGCGGGGCTTAAAGCGAAAGAGTCTGTAATAACTGATGCCATTAAGTTTGCAACCGAGTACGGGCTTGATGCCATTATGGCTGCGGCAGGAATTCCTCCCACGGCTGCTGCGCTAACTAAGGCCGCTCAAACTTACGCTGAAACTGGCGGCGACATGAAGGCTGTTCTCAAGGCCGCTGCGGCGACTTATGTTGGAACCAC